GGCCGCTGCAACTCCAACCGGCGGGCCTGCTCTTCCGCCACGCGGGCCGACTGCGCGAGGGCGTTGTTCGCACCGGCGTAGGCGTCTTGGAAGCCCTTCAGGAAGGCGTCGTTCTGGCGAGCGATGTGCGACTGGAACTGCTGCGCCGCCGAGTCGCCACGGGCGAACTGCTGGATCTGGCGGTCGGCTGCGGCGTCGCGGCCCTTGGCGATGGCGTCTTCTGCACGCTTGGCCTTTTCGAGCGCGTTGATGCGAACCGTGGCGGCCCGCTTTTCGCGCAGGTCGGTCGTGGCCAGCCGGGCGGCCTTCTCGGCGGCAATCCGATCTTCGATGGCCTTGACGTTCTGTGCCGCCTGCTTCTCTCGCTCCTCGCGTTTGGCCACGGCGTCAAGCTCGGCCTTTAGCCGCTGGTCAACCGTGGCAAAGAGGAACTCTTGCACGCGCTGCTCGGCAGCCTGTCGCTCCTGGGCAATGGCCTGCTCTGCCTGCACCCGCTGGGCAAAGAACTCCTGCTGGCGGGCCACCTCTAGGTCGAAGGCTTCCTTGTCGAGAAGTTCGTCCTTTACGAGCGCCTTCGCGGCGGCGATGCCCTCGACAAGCCCGGCGGCGGCTTCGCTGCCCACGCGGCCAAACTCGCCAGCCCTGGCAATCGCCTGCTCCACAGCCTTGTCGGCCCCAGCGAAGGCTTGCTCGAAGCCCTGGCCGAAGCCCTGCTCCATCGCCTGCTGCTGCTCCTTGAGCTTGTCGCGGAGTTCCGTGAGTTGCCTGAGGCGGGCCTGCGCGTCGGCGTCGGTCGCCTGCCGCACCACCTCGATTTTTCGCTCCACAGCGGAGAGGTCGTCTTCGAGCTTGCTGGAGGCGTCGCTCGTCTTGAGCAGGCTTTCAATCCGTTTGTCGTCGGCCGTGGCCTGCTGTGCAGCGGCGTCGGCGGCTTCCTTACGCAGGTTGACTTCCTTGGCGAGCTCGGCGTTCACGTTTTCCATGAAGCCGTTCATGATTTTGATCTGGTCGGCCGTCAGCCCGCCCTCTTCGGCCATACGCTGGAACGTGTCGAGCGTCTCCACCGACTGCCGCAGGAACTCCGAGCCGCCATCCGTGGCCGTGGTGAGGAACTGCTGAAGCCGCTCCTCGGTGGTTTCAAGGTTCGTGGCCACCTTGATCTCGGGGGCCTGGCTGGCTTCCACGGTGGCGCGGAACTTCTGCACATAGGCCGTTGCCGCACCTTCGCCACGGGCAGCCGCCGACGTTTCGCCTTCGCCGAGGCCCACGGCGTTGAGGCCCGCTTGAAAGGAGTTAGCCCCGGCTTCGAGGAACTCCTTCTGATTCTGCGCCATTGCGGCCGAGGCGGAATCCGCAAGATCGGCCCCCACTTGGGCGAGATCATCGGAGATCCACGCGCCAACCTCTTCGAGCAGTTTGCCAATGGCCAGCATGATGCCATTGCCGACCATCTCAAAAAGATTGAACACCTGACGCAGAGATTCAGTAAGGGCCGTAAACGAATTGGCCACGAACTGAAACACCGCACTGGCTTCGGTGAGCGCGCCGGTAAACCCGCTGAAGTTGCCGACGAACTGATCGAACACGCCCGCGAAGATCTCGGCCCCCTGCAAGAGCACGTCCGTTATGGCGTTGGCAATCCCTGTGCCGCCCTCGCCCTGCGCCCCACTCCACTCCTCCACGAACCGCAGGAACTGATTCGTGACATCCGTGACCGCCGGGGCGAGGTTGCCGACCACCTGCCCGATGATGCCTTCGACGGTGGCTCGCACCAGGTCGAAGGCGTCGTTCATATCGGCCACGTTATTGATCTGCGTTTCGCTGACGATGATGCCCAGCCGCTCGGCCCGTTCACGCAGTTCGTCGATGCTCGCCGCCCCTTCGCGGAAGAGCGGCGCGAGAGCCGCCCCCTGCTTCCCGAAGATCTGCACAGCCAGCGCGGCCCGCTCGGCCACCGTGGGCAGTTGTGCAATGGCGTCGCCAATAGTTGAGAACTGCTGCTCGGGAGCGAGAGCCTGCAACTGCGCCACGCTCAGGTTGATCTCTTTCAGCGACTTATCGAGCGCGTCGCCCGGCGTCGCCTTGCCGATGTTCACGGCCAGCTTCTGCACGGCCACGCCGAAGGCTTCCGTGTCCACGCCCGCCATCTTCGCCGCTAGGGCATAGCCTTGGAGCGATTCCACGCCAATGCCCGTGCGGGCCGACAAATCATTGAGGGAGTCGAGCGAATTGGCGACGTTGCCCGCCATCGTGAGCACGTTCTGGGCCGCGCTCGTAAACGCCGAGCCGAGGGCCTGGAACGTGTCCACCAGCACCCGGCCGATCTCGATGGTGCTCAGCGTGCTCACGCCCTTGCTGAGCCGGTCGAGTTGGTCGGTGGTCTTCTCAGCCTCGCCCGTGAATCGCTTGAGGCTCTGCTGGTTCTGTTCGACAATCTTCTGCAACAGTTGCAGGGCCTTGTCCGCATCCGACAGGCCCTTGGTCATGCCAGCGGCGTTCGCCGTCATCTGCATGCCCACGCCGATTACTGTCGCCATACGTCACCCGTTGAATAACTGCTGCAACTGCTTGATCTGATCGACCATCTGGTCCTGATGCTGCGGCGGCCTCTCCGTGGGGATGAAGTCGCTGGCCCGTGGTGCCTTGCCCTTGGCCGAGTAGGGGGCCAAGATCGCACTCGCAAGTAGGCCCGTCTCTGCCCAACTGTCTGGTATTGCCTCGAAGTACCTCGTGTATGCGATCCACTCACTGAGCTCGGCTGCCGTCATGCGACGTTCAAGCTCGCCCACCGTCATCCCGAGATGCCCCGCCAACCGGAAGACAAACCTTCGCAGCGGGCGGTTGTTCAGTTTTTTGCGAGTTCCTCCACGTCCTTGTCGGTGATCGCGTTGTGCTGGGCCGCCTTGTCGAACAACCGGCTCACCACCTTCGCGCTCTTGGCTGCCAGCTTCTCCACCTGCTCGTCGCTGAAGAGGCGGTTTCCGGCCTCGTCGCACAGGCAGCGGGCGAGGAACTTGGCGCGGAAGTTGTCCACGCCCACCTCCTTCTTGCCCACCCATTCCTTCTGGTAGGCGTCGAGCTCGCCCACGGTCATCACTCGGATGAAGACTTCGCCGCCCCATTCCTTCACGTTGACCTTCAACAGGCCAAGGTCATCGGCGGCGAGAATCTGATCTGCGGTCAAGGCCATGCGTAGGTTCCTTACTCAGGCGTGATCTGAAACGACGCCGCGTACCGTGCGACATCGTTGACTTTGCCCGAGAGTTCCACGCGCTCGCAGATGCACTTCGTGGAAAAGGTCAAGCCGCCCCCGGCAAGGGACAGCGTGGCCTTCTTCCCGTAAGACGCCATCGAGATGTTGGCAGTGCTCAGGCATGACAACGTGATACTGCCGCCGTCAAGCGTCCAGGTGCTGCCACGCGCCAACGGCAGATCGCCGCCGACGACAACCTTGATGTCAACGACTTCACCGAAGGTGACGCCGTTCCACGTCGCCGCGACGCCCGTGCACTCAGTTGCCATGACGGGCCTCCGTCAGGCTTAGTAGCGGCCAACCCTGAAGGTCACCTGCCCACGAACGGCGTCGTTAGTGGCAAACGTCAGCGTAGACGAGGAGACGGTGGCCGCTGCACTGATCGCAGCCGAACCGGCAACCGTCAGCACCAGCGTGCCGGTGCTGGCGTCCTTGATAATGTTCGTGCCGAGGTAGTCCACCACAACCTCGCGGCCCGTGTCGGTAGCCGAGCCCTTGAGCGGGCGGCTGATCGTCTTGACGCTGTTGCCAGCGGTCAGGCCGAGGTGGGAAACGTCGATCGTGTCATCGGCCGCCGGGTCGGTGTTGGTCACGACAATGTTCGTGACGGTAAAGGCGGTGCCACCGAAAGAGAACGTGGTTCCCGTGCCATCGTGCGGCGTTGCGGACATGTGCTAAGTCTCCTGCCAGAGTACGTTGAAGGTCTGCGTCACTTGGTACACGGGTGGAAGGTCGCCGCCCGACAGTTGCACGAAGTCGTCAGCCTCGTTTTCGAGGCTCACGTTCTTCACTACCGTATTGTTCAAAGTGCCCCCGTAGCCATCCAGAACCAGCCGGATGCGATCCGACACCTCGCGGGCATCCTCGTAGGTGGCGGCAAACGTCTGCATTTCCACCGTGACGTTGGGCATGCCCATCGGCCCGGCCAGCGTGTGCTCTCGGGAAATGCCCGCCCGCCGCCAGGTGACGAACGGCAGGGCCGCCGTCTTGGGCGCAAGCAGCGGGTAGATCCGCGTGCCCACCATCGTGGTCACGGCGGTCTGCGCCACCAGGGCGGCACGGAGAACGGCTTCGGGGGATTTCATGGGCGGGCTCCTTAACCGAAAAGCCGGTCGAGAATCTTCTTCTCACGGTATTGGTTGAAAGACGTTTGCAGGCCACGCTTGGTGCG